ATTGGTGACTTTAGTTGGTGCTTGTCTAAGTCTTTACCGTCAATCATAAAAGTATAATGACCAAATTTTTCACTGTTTTTTCTAAAAAAATCTGTTAAACTGCTGGTATTGGCTTCTATAGCCCATAATGCCTCTTGAACAGAATCTACTTCTAGATCCCACTCTTTTCCTAAAGAATTACCAAGTTCACCATGTAAAAAAATTTTTCTCATCTACATATCTTTATTTCTACTTATTCCCCAAAAGACGGCGGCGGAGCTTCGTCGTCATGAATATCGATGTCGAATTGTAGCCTTCTAAAATCACTTACGTTTAAATAAGTATTATATTCTACATCGTCTAAAGTGTCTGACGCAGGATTAGGATTTTTATATAAAACTGGACTGTTAAAAGTAGCAAAGTCTCCCGCTAGACTTCTTATGCCTCGATTTTTCTGAACTTCACTCAAAGGCGTCTCAACTGAACCTCTGTTATAATTGAAATGTCTAGTAGCAGCAGAAACCACTGCAGAACCAACTCTGAGCCTACCATATCCAAGTGGCACAGGAATTCCTTGGGCTGCAACATTTTGTGTTCCTCCGAATAAATAAGATCTAGTTTCTTTTTGTTCTTTTGCTTTTGGAGGCTTGAATAAAGCTTGCATTATTAAACCTGTAGCAACAGAAACAAGTATTGCTGTTAATATTGAGACAGGGTCACCACCAGCTACTTGTGGCATGATGTGTATATTTTTTGCGTTTTTTGGAAGATTTGACTCAAGTTCTTCTTTTGATTTTAAATATTCATCATCAACTTGAAATGTATAATATTTAAATTTTTCACTGTTATCTGCAAGAAATTTTGTAAATTTATTTGTATTTGCGTCAATTGCACAAAAGATCTCTTGAACGGAGTCTATTTCTAAATCCCATTCTTTTCCCAAAGAATCTCCTAATTCACCATGTAAAAAAACTTTCCTCATTTAAAACGCCTTATTTTAATATACACTTAAATCCAGTCTATAAATGGAATGAATTCTATCAATAAGCTCTCCTGTTACATGGCTCTTTCTCGACAAAAAGCCACCTTCATGATGCCAAATTTCATCATTTTCAGAAAGCACCCCAAAGTGAGAAAACAAATTGTCAACCTCAAACAAAATTAAATCATGTTTTCTTAAGTCTTCTTTATCGTTAATTTTTTTAAAATCGTTTAATTTTAAGAATGTTTTTATAATTTCTATAGTCTCTTTTGAATAACTCTGACCGTTTTTTGTTAAAGCAAAGTTGAAATCTGTATTATTAATAAGTTTATTTAAAACATAATAATCGACAACAAATCTAAAGCAATTTTGAATATCAGGAATATATGTTCTGTTTTCTAATTTTGGGATTTTGTAAGTTTTAGGAAAATGTAAATAAAAACTTTGATCTTTTATTGCGTAGATATAAAAAGGTAAGCACCAGTTTTCAGAAGATATTTTATCGTACTCTGAAGGATTTGAAGTTGAAATAGTATGAGAATGATATATTGAACATATTTCTAAATTTTTTGATTTTTCTATATATTCTTTTGGGGAAATTTCAAAAGTTTTTTCTTTTTCGTAATGAGTATTATCACAAGGAATAACTTGTAATTCTTTAAGATTATTTAGCCCAATTAAACCGCAGCATTCGTATTCGGGTTCATATTCAGCATGTGCTTTGACTAATTTTTGTATAAAGTTAAGGTTATACATAACCAAATTTATCCGTTCCAGGAAAACCGCCAAAGGGCATGCCTCTACTACAGCCGCTGAATCTCGTTGCACAACCAACCATAGTCTTGCTACATTGATCTCTTACCCAATTAGATAAATCTGATCTTGGGTCACTTCCTGAAACATTAAAAACTGCCACCCCACCATGAACAAAAGTTACTCCTTCTATCTCTGTAACTGATTGACCCGTAGGCTTAGCAACAAAATAAACATTAACATTTGGATCTGAAGTTTGCCCGTCATAACTAGAAGCTGAAGAGCCTTCGATATAAACATAATCTCCACTTAAATAAATTCCAGTTGGATCGTAAAGGCCAGAATAGTGCAGTGGTTGTTCGTTTCTATTACCATTTACATCGTACTCATTCCATACTATGTTGGTTTTTAAAACTGGAACATCTTCGCCGTTAATACTTTGAGTTGCAGAGTCGTGAAAATTATAACCTCCACTGCCAACTACAAAACGCCTATCTTTATCGTCTGAAATTGGCACCCCATTTGCCTGATCATGATCTGGATCAAAGAAAGTCTTATTCGGGTTTAGATAAGTATTCCCATAACCGCAGCCGTAACCTCTGTACACCCAATTGCAGTAATTGCTTATAACATGTCTACTTGGTAATTTTACAGTGTCCATTTCTAATGGAGAAACCAACTCAAATTCAATTGCGTTTTTATCTTCAGCTGTTTTTTGATTTATTATAAACTTATCGTCTGGAAATCTTGAATTTACATCTGGGTCTCCAAATGGATTTTCATTGTTATGGAAATTTTCTTTATCTAAATATTTCAAAAAGATTCTTCTCCTGGTAATTTGCAAGCCAACAAAATCATCACGACCTTGGATGATCTCTGATATAAATCCATCAACATTAGCTATTCTTAGTCTTGGCCTAGGTAAAGTTCCATCACCTTTAATTTCCATTCCATCAATTTCTAAAGGAATAGATTTGTATGTATTACCATCATGAAATACATCTCCGTTTAAAACTTTTCCTGGATGAAATTTATAAATTCCAGCTCCATACTTTCTGGCATCTACTTGGTAAAGCTCAACAATTGTTGTTGCTTGCAAATCATGAAGCTGTTCTTGTAAATTAAAAGTTGAAACTCCAGTTTCTAATGGTGAAACTATCTGGGCTGCTCCTACGTCTTTTTGTTCTCCTGCTGGCATTGTGTTTTATTATTTTAGTCTAATCCATGAATATTTTTAGCGCTCGAGATAAATCCAGCGTAGCCTCTATTACTATATCTTAAGCCAAAATCAGCAATTTTACACTTTTTCTCGCTTGGATGTTCAGCTGAATTTATTTTTAATCTATAATGTCTATATTTTTTATCATTATTAATTGGGTATGATCTTATCAAGCCAGGTATTGAAACGTAGCTTTTGTCATTTTCTTCTGTAGAGTTAGAATTTTTTACAATCAACGGTCTTGGTGATGTTTGTCTGGGAACATCATTTCTAACAACATGAAGTATTTCCCAATCTTTTTCGTTAGGATGAAGACCTACATCTTTATTTGTTGCTTGTAGTTCCCAATCGGTTGGAGCATAAACTTCAGCAAACATTGTTGCGGCCCTAGTTTTATCTGAGTAATGTTCTGGACTTGCTCCTGCGCTTGCTATTGTATAAGATTTAACGCATACTTGGACATCTTCTGTCACAGAATCTGATGCAGATCCACTAAGGCCACAATCATAGGTCAAATAATAAGGAAACCCATTCGTTGAATCATGTAATAAAACATAACTACCAGAATAAACTTCTGATCCTGCAGGGCCTTCTCCAGTGTTACTAATGCATTGATCAAATGCGTTCCAAACATCTCCTTGTGTAATTGCGCTATTAGCTCTGTCCATTGTGCCTGGGTCACCAGCAACATGCTTAAGCCCACTTCCGCTTCCAAAAACTTTGTTATAAGGCGTTTCAGCTGGATCGCCACCACCCGCATCTCGCTCATAAATTATAGCTTTATCTCCGTGATCATTAATAGCTCCTCCAATACCACTGGCTCTTGCGGTTACATAATCACCAATTCCAATCATATTCCTATAAAGCTCAGAGCTTTTTGCGTCAGTGTCTGTTCTTTCTCCGTCATGAACTCCCAAGCCTGTTGATGGAATATAATCATTTATCATAAACCTTAATCTTGCTCCGTTAGCCTCTATGCACATTCCGCCGCTTCCTCCATAGCCATAATTTCTAGGTTCTTCAAATCTATTTGGATCGCTTTGTTGAGGATGCTCACCGTTTCCTCCATCCATTCCCCAGCCTCCGCCAAAGCCTCCTTGGCCACCACCATTATGAAGTCCTTCGAGTTTATCCACATTAATGTTTGTGTATTCTCCAACGTCATAACCATCAACGATTAAAGATCCCTTTTCTGTGTCATATTTCCACGTGCATCCAGCGCCACCCTCGCTTGCTCTTTTTGATCTTAAATTATCTCTATTAGGAAATTTCGCAGTAGAATTTTCGCCAGGTTTAGAAGGCCTTGCGATCCGAATGCCCCATTTTCTATTTGCTATTCCATCAGTAATCCCAACATTGGTTTTTCTATATTTTGCATTTGCCCTGCAACCTTTTCCTCCAGCCGCAAAATCAAATTCCATAATATCCGTATAAGAAGCTAAATCAGCGTTTGTAGCTATTCCAACTATATTGTCTGTATTTTTACGACAGCCAGCGCCACCTCCTCCACCGCCACCAGGCCTGATTTCCTGCACAGAGTTAACTTGTATAGCTGATTTAGTTGTTCTACTTCGCGTTTCTGGTGCCGCGCTAGATCTTAGTTTGTTAATCTTCCAAGTTCCCACGCCTTTTTCCATATCAAGACTTAAAGCGTTGTTGGGTAGATCGTTGTAGCGAGCTCCTCCTTGACCACCTCCGCCACCTCCACCCAATATTCTTCCAAAATTGTTATGAATTTCTATTTCTTGATCATTGTCTTTATATGATGAATGTATTACGATAGCAGCTCCACCACTTTCACCACAGATAGGCTCTACATTATTATCTTCTCCGTAACCATTTGGCAATAAATATTTACCCTCAGAAGATCCAGATGTAGCCCACAAAGAAACTGGACCAACTCCCTGAAGTTCATGTAAACTTCCAACTCTTGATTGGCTTCTTGTTAACGGAGTTACAGAGTCACTGGTTCTAGTTGAAAGAGCAAATGCAAGGTCTTCTTCTCTTACAGCCGCTGCACCTCTTCCTCCTGCGCCGACGATTGCAGCGCCGTCTTCCACAACGATCCTTAACTTTAATTCTGTTCTGTCTACATGTTCAACAACAGGCCCAGTCTGCACGGCTGGTATTTCTGGGCTATTAGATGTAATCATTGCTCCCGCTTTTACTCTAAATTCAATACCAGTAAAGTTGTTAGCGTTTGATAACGACAAGTTATCAAGCATTCCGCTAGCTAAAGTGCTAATATTTATTTGATTATAAACTTTATCGCTGGGACCTATGGTCACAGGCAACGCAGACGGACCTACTTCAATAGCTGCACTTGCCGAAGATAATGCAACGTTGTCTCTAAATGCGCATGTCGCATTTGTTCGTCCAGCAGAAGTTGCTACTCCTACGATGTCACAATTACTTGCGCCAACTTTATAATAGTAAGTCTCTCCTGGGATCACAGGCTCATGAGTAAAAGTATTTGTTCCTGTGGCAAGTCCCGTCAGAAGCATATCGTAACTA